CCAATATAAAAAATTTCTCCATTTGGCTTTAAATGCCTGTAAAGACAGTGACTATTTTTCTCCATTTAAAAATTTTCTGTGTGCTTTATCAATTTCCATTACTAAGCGCCCTCTCATTTGAAACTCATCTCCAAGTTTTTCTACGTGCACACCATCTATATCTTTAATGATGTTCATGAATTTCTTAAATCCAGAACGATTACCTATATCTGATTGTGATGTACAGCCATTTATAAATAATTTAGAACCCTCCGCCAACCTAGTACTTATAGTTACTAATTCTCTTAATTCAGCATTTTGAGCTTCTGATAATACTATACAAACATTTCCTTTTTGATTGCCTCCAAATGTTTTACCACGTATAAATCCTGGATATTCGAATTTAACTTTATTTTTAACTCTTGAAAAAACAGCTGGTTTTAACATTCCTTGCATTTGGTCGTAAAAGATTTCAAGATATGGTTCTAGCTTACTATTTTCGTCGCCAGGTAAAAAACCGATTTTTGAAGAAGTTGCCTCAACAATTGTTCGCATAAAAATAACCTCTTCAAACTCTCCGCTCAATAGTCCTGACATTGCTCTATATATTTGCATAAAATCCTTCCCTGTTCCAGCATATCCATCTAATACTACTATGTCATTTTCTCTATGTAAGTTTACAATAGTTTTTTGAATTTCTTTTAATGGTAACTTAAAATTATCAGAGTTCCTACTGCTGATAGACTCTACTTTGTTTGAAACTAATCCATGTTCTACAACTTTTTCTTTTTTAGGCTCTTTTTTTACAGGAGTTCTTTTTTGTGCTGACATATTTTTGGTTTGTTTTATTATTTACTATGTAAAGATAAGTAATTTATTTTAAATAAACAACTGTTTTTAATTCTTTTTTGCGGAAATTTTAATAAGCTCATAATCGTACATTCCATATTCTCCTCCACCAAGCATAAACTTAATTTCATCAATATCTAAACATTCTAGTATTTGAGAATAATATAATTCATACTCCTTACCTGTAACTATAGATTTTACTAAAATTTCATTTTCGTATTTATTTAAGACTATTGCCTTAAATGGAATTTCCTCAGAATAACTTTTTTTGTAGTTACTCGTGTCTAAAACTATTACCACACTATCTTTCATATACTTAAAATTTATGACATCCACACTCCACACTTTTCAAAAGATATTATATTTCCATTATCAAAAATAACTTCATAGTTAATTCCTGAATGTGCATTGTTTATATCTATTATTATAACATTTGGCTCAGGTCGTTTAAATGAAAGCGTATAGTTGAAATTAAAAGATTCTCTATTATCTTTCATATATTTTAGAATAGTCTCTATTTGAAAAACCGTGGGTGTTTTATCTATTACTTGGTAGTTAAACATATTTTTATGAATTTGGTTCTAAATGTTTTGAGTAGATAGTTGCTTTTATCCAATAGTTCAGACACATCGGGTTTGTTAGTCCTGAATTTAAAATTTCTTTTGTTTCTTTGTAAGTTGTTTCGGCGCGAGAAAAGGTAAAAAACAGAATTTCTTTTTTGTATTTTAAACCTTCTTTTATCAAAGTCTTTAACTCAATAGAACTGCTTTCATATCCTTGCCAACTATACTGCCCTTTACTAGTTCCTTTATTTTTACCACTTGTATAATTAGGCTTCCAAATGTACTTTTTTCCAATATAGTAGCGACCATCTTCTAGAGTAATTTTATATATGAATGCAAAAGATTTATCAGGGGTTTTATCTATATGGTCTATGACGTTTCCATTATACGTCCATTGTGGTTTATTAACTTTCTTTACTGCCATTCACAACTTTTTTGAAATTCTTCTCTCTTTCCTTTACAACTTGAATAAGTTCACTTGCAGCTATCCCAATATCTTCTATATTTTTAGCCCAAGTTATTCCGTAATTCATTACATCCATTTTTAAAAATCCGTCTTTCCCTTTTGTTACATGTATTGTAAACCAGTCTCTATCTTCCATATTTATTTTGTATTTATTTTATTTTTACTATTATGCAACTATTTTATCTCTCTTATGTTTATTTGTTTTACCTATAAACAAATCATCATCTGCTTGAAATGCTTTATTTATAGAGTTTAGTAATATCTCAGATTGTGTTGGTTCAAATGTAATCACTAATTTATTTCTTTCTTCGCTTAATATTAAACCAAAACTGTCATCTTTTAATTTTCTAAATAAAAATGTTTCTCCTTCTTTTAAGGAATTATTTAATAATTTAAAAATTGTTTGTGAATGTTTATTATATTCTTTGTTTAACTCCTCTATTTTATTACTTACTTCCATATTTCTTTTGTATTTGTTTACTACTGTTTTGTGCTAGTTCTTCTGTTCTTTTTAATTTACTTTCGCGCGAATCAAATAAATCTGTATAATTATCATCCAAGTAAATCTTATCGAAATAGTTTGTGAACAACATTCTGTATTGAAACTTAATTTCTGTTGTAATGTACTCAAAACTGTCAAATATTTTTGGAGAAATAAAATCAAGTAGGGCTACAATTCCGCCAAAAAAGACTAAAAAGAAAATATAAAAACTCCTATTCCAATTACTATCAAATCTATATTCAGAACTATTACAATAACCCCCTAAAAGAAAACTGTTAAATATTAGGTAAATGTATATTAAGTGTACCATTATGAGTATTTTATATAAGGATATGTGATTTTAAAAGTTTCTATATTATCACATTGATTACATTTGTGTTCATATTGTTGAGGATATGTCATAAAACTTCTTCCTGTAGGTTTCATAGAACCAAATTCACATTTATTACAAGTCATTTGTACTTCGTAAGTTTTTACCTCTTTGTATACTTCTCTATTCATAATTCTATTCGTTTATTTAATATTGTAATAACTTCTATCCATTGAGTTTCAGTGAAATTCATAGCTTCATCGACTTGCCCATCTTTTGCAAACTTTAAAGCTAAATTAGCTAAATCAATAGATGCTAATAAATTATCTTTTTTAGATAGTTTTCCTTTATATGGATTATTATCACATACTTTTAACATTAAATTTGCCATATCTTGTGTACTATTTACATCCATATCTATGTATATTTTAAAAAAGTACAGAACCACTAACTGCACTATTCGAAGAAGTTTTATGTGGTTTTTATTAATTTACAGAAGTTATCTGTCTTTTATTTTAATCTGTCTTTAATCTCGTTAATGTAAGAATTAATATCTTCTCTCGTATCACTTAAATTAGTTAAGGACTCTTTATAGAATCCTCTCTGTTCTACAAATTCTCTATACTCTTTACTACCACTTGCTAATTTTTCAGCATTTGTAATAGTAGGTAATTTTACTTCTTCGTCACCTGTTGGGTACTCTCCTCTAGTCATTGCTACGGCAATTCTAAATTTTATAGCGGTCGCTGCCTTATCGTCCCTACGAGTCCACTCGTGAGTGTATTTAACCTTCCAGTATTTCAAGTCGGCTTTTAAATCTATAAATCTACCTTGAAATTCAATCAAACTATCTTTAGTCAAACTTCCGCTTCGAGTAGTATTTCTAAAAGATTTTCTTAATTCTTCGTATTCATTTAATATCTCTTCAAGTAGTCTCATTCTTCGTATTTATCACATTTACTACAAACTCTTCCATTATAAAGTCCTGTTATAATACCTATCCTGTCAGGTATATAATCATGGATACAAAAAAGCTGTTTAAAAAATATTAAAAATTTTAGTATCATATCTCCTATCATTATAATTGGTCTTTTAAAAATTCAAACTCTTCTGGATTCTCTTTTAAATAATTAATAAAATTATCCGTACCTTGTGTTTTTAAATCTCCTCCGTTTTTGCTTGGAAATGTAATCCATCCTGCTCCTCCCATTTTTACAATTTCTGTTTCTATAAACACTCTTGCATACTCATCAACTTGATTAAAACCTCCTTCATTATAAAAATTTACTGTATAGGCAACTGATTTATCGTAATAATTATTCTTGGTCTTATTAATCCTAACATCAATTTTATGTCCTATTACATTTTTATCCTTATCTTTTATAATATCTTTCTTAATCATATCTAACGTCGTATTAGACATCGTTTTTTGCCATTCTCCGCGCTGAAGTACTCTAGGGTCTCCCATAGCGCCAGGATTTAATTTATAACTCGTTAAACCTATTAAACAGATATCTCTATTAGAAGCGTATCCTTCAATAATTGGCATTCTACAAGTGAACCGCTTTGCTTCGTTACCTATAGAATTTTCATTTGCGGACTTAGCTTCAATTGCTGTTGCTGTGAAAATAGGAATGGAGTCAAAAATAATAATACCTACATCTTCTGATTGAGCAAATAATTCTGCCTCGTCAAGCATTTCTTCAAGATTTCTTATTTTTCTGTGTATGAATTTATCTTTATTTAAGCCCATTCTAGAAAAGTACGATTCGGAAAGTGTTTTTTCGGCATCAAAATAAACTGCAATCTTTCCTCTTTTTTCAATAACATCTTTACAAGCTAATAAAGAAATAGAACTTTTACCAACTCCACCTGAAGCAATAAGTAAATTAAAACCTCCATTCATAAAACCTCCTCCTGTAAGATAATCTAAATAAGGGCTTCCTGTTGAAGTTGTTGTTCTAATAATCTCATTCTTACCTAAAATTCCTGCTTTATCTTCATCTTTCTTATCTTTATTTAATTTCTTTAAGGTTTCTTCTATTGTCATACTATTCGTATTTATCTCTATGTTTGTAATTAATTTTTTCTGTTATCCCTTGTTCTAGTTGTTTAAATACCTCTTGTACTTTTGGAAATATTTTCATTTCTTTAACTTTTTCTTGCGAAAAATTATCAAAATTACTATGGCAATTATTATCACTGTATAGTCCGCACAAATATAAAATGTTTAAGTCTGAGCACATTACTGACTTGAAATATTGTTTAGGTAAAACGTGAGCTATTTCAGATGCATTTCCTTTAAGCCTGTTTCCACACTCTTCACAGAGTTTTTCTTTTGCAATCTCAATATGTCTTTGAAAAAACTCTGGTAAGCACTGTCGTTCAGCTTTGCGTTTCTCTACTCCTTTCTTTGTATACTTCATTATACAAATATACAATTAAGTTTTGACATTAACAACTGTTTTTAAATCTTTTTCGCGGAAAATTTAATTATTTCCAAATTTCAACCTTATCTCCACGTAAAAAAGAATCAAGAATAGACTGATTTTCAAGCTTATTATTCTCTCCTAACCCTTTTAATTCTATATACCAATTAACAAAGTCTATTACTTTATTTGTATTCCAAGTAGGTATAAATTGTAAAGGTTGCTTATTCATCTCTTTTAAAACTTTATCCAGTCTTTTGGACTCTTCCTCTGTCCATTCGTAGTCATCACCGTTAATTTTCATAATCTATTTTTTATTTTGCGCCAAAAACTACATATTAGAGAAATTAATTCTAACAACTCCTTTATACTCATCAACTGTGAATTGTCCTAAGTCTAGAGGTATATCATAAGAAGTATTTGAATTAAATCCAACCGCACTTAAAACTACTTTTTTATCAAGTCCATACTCACTTAAATAAGCTATTAACTCACTAACTATTATTGTTTCCATCATTATTATGTTTTTTCAAATATTTTATCTTGTTCAGGAATATCAAAGTCTAAATGTTCTCCTTGTTCAATGATTTTTATCTGCTCTTTAGTTTCTTTTTCTGCAATTTTATCTTGAAGCTCTTTCTTAGCTAATCTGAATTCTCCGCTATCTCTATTGCGTCTATCAAAATGATTTTTTAGTTTTAAAGGCAAGTCTTTTTCTATTCCATTCATAAATAAAGCCTTCATTCTATGTATAAAAGTTCTACTCATAGCTTTCCCAAATAAAAATACCTTCTTCCATTAAATTTCTACCGTTATATTTTGGATTTTTAATAGTTCTCCACTTTTTACCACATCTCTTACATAAACATTTTGTAGGTAGTGAGGGAGAGTT